GTGCCCCCCGACGCACCCGACCTCCCTCGTGGCATGCCCGACATGCCAGAGCGGCTTGAGGGCGATGCCGTTGCCGTCCATAAGTGGAAGGAGTTGTCGCAGATTCTGTTTGATCTTGGTGTTCTCACTACCGCGGATGGCGAGGCACTCGCCACTCTCTGCGAACTGCATTCATCTGAGCAGGCATGCTTGAAAGAGCTTCGCGAAGTCGGCCCGACAATTCACACTGATCTCGGTGGCGTGAAACCAAACCCCGCGGGCTCGCTGTATCGCTCTATTGCCGCTTTGAAGAACTCTCTGTTATCAGAGTTTGGTTTGACCCCTTCATCGAGGACGAAGGTTGGCGCGGCGCAAGACTCAAAACCGAAAGACGACCTCGAAGAATTCTTCTCGGCGCACGGTTAAAGACAACGGCATCAACGAAGCTGCTGCCAATCGTGTGTACGGGTTCTTTGAAAAAGTGCTGAAGCACAGCAAGGGCGGGCAGGCCGGAAAGCCGTTCATGCTGCTGCCTTGGCAGAAATACGTCCTAGGAGAAATCTTTGGTCGCCTGAAAGACGACGGCGCTCGCCAGTTTCGCCAAGCGTACATCGAGATACCAAAGAAAAACGGCAAATCAACTTTGCTTGCTGGAATCTCTCTGTATGTCCTCTTGGCAGATGGTGAGCCTGGGGCTGAGATATACGGCGCGGCATCTGACCGTGAGCAGGCAGGGATCATCTACCGCGAAGCTGCCAGCATGGTGCGATCATCGCCTTCGCTATCAAAAGTGCTAGAGGTTGTCGATTCTCGGAAAAGCATTATCCACAAGGCCAGCAACAGTTTTTATCGCGTGTTGTCTGCCGATGCCTTTCGGGCAGAGGGTCTTAACATCCACTGTCTTTTGTTTGACGAGCTACACGCCCAGCGTGGCGATCGCCGTTTGTGGGATGCGTTGCGTTATGGTGGTGCAGCGAGAAGACAGCCGCTGGTGTTATCAATTACCACCGCGGGCGAAGCAAACAAGACTCACCTCTGGTACGAGCAGCACGATTATGCTGAACGCTGTATTGCTGATCCTACGTTTGATCCAGCTTTCTTTGGCTGTATCTATGCTGCGGATCGCGAAGATGATTGGCAAGACCCTGCGATCTGGCAGAAGGCCAACCCATCGCTGAACTACACGATCACTGAAGACTCCTTTGCTGCCGATTGCAAGGAGGCTGCGAACTCTGCAACAAAGCTGTCGTCGTTTTTGAGGTATCGCCTTAACATTCCGACAACGACAGAAACACGCTGGGTGCGTCCTGACCAGATAGCCGCATGCATGGGCGGGTACACATCTCCTCTAGAAAACCGTGATTGCTGGTGCGGCCTCGACTTGGCATCGACGTTTGACACGACAGCGTTTGTCGCATGGTTCCCAGCTGAGAACGGCATTGTTGATGTTTACGCACATTTTTGGATGCCCGCGGAGAACGCCGGGGAGCGAGAGAAGGTTGACCGCGTCCCTTATTCGCAGTGGGAGCGCGAGGGATGGTTGACGCTCACTGATGGTCGCAGTACCGACTATGCGGTATTACAGAGAGACATCATGGCGTTCTGCGAGGAACATCGATGCAAAGCTCTTGCCATTGACAGATGGAATGCAACCATGCTCGCACAAGCCCTCGCCGCAGAGGGTTTGCCGGTGACAATGTTTGGTCAAGGCTTTGCAAGCATGTCTTCTCCCGTAAAGCATCTTGAGGCATGCTTGATCGAAGAGAAGCTTCGTTTAAATGGAAATGGTCTTTTGTCATGGCAGCTTGGAAACGCTGCTGCGCAGATGGACCCAGCGGGCAACGTCAAGCTAAGTAAGGCAAAGTCAACAGAGCGCATTGACGGTGCTGTATCATTAGCTATGGCTTGTGGTGCGCATATGGGTGAAAGCATGGCCGAAGCAACGCTTCCTGAAATCTCATTCTGGTGATGTATGCCTGAAGAAAACGCGACGTTCCCTGAAATCCGTTGGCTTGAGAGTCGCACCAGCAGATGGGATGACCTTGTCGCGATGGCTGCGAGCAACACGCAATATCGCGTCACAGCCGACACAGCGTTGCGAACCTCCGCTGTGCTGGCATGCATCCGAGTCTTGTCGGAGACGATTGCGGGTCTGCCTTTGCATCTGTATCGCCGGTTTGACGATGAGAAAGAAAAGGCTAGCGATCTGCCGCTGTATCGCGTGCTGCATTCAAGGCCAAACGGATGGCAGACTCGTTTTGAGTTTATCGAGCAGCTGGTAGTGCATCTTTGCCTTTACGGCAATGCGTATGCATTGATCGCTCCAGGCGAAAGATCGCGTGTCGGCTCTCTGCGGCTTCTGCATCCATCGTGCATGGAGGTCATCCAAGAGGACGACCTGTCGTTGACCTATTCGTATCGCGAGCCAAACACTTCCAAGAAGATCGTTTACCGCGATGATCAGATCATGCATTGCCGATGGCTCAGTGTGGACGGCATTGTAGGCACAGTGCCCATTGAGCTTGGCAAGGACGCCATTGGCCTCGCCAGAGCCCTTGAGCAGCACGGCAATCGTTTCTGGAACAACAATGCTCTTCCTGGCGTTGTGCTGCGAACAGATCAAGCATTGCCGCGTGAGGTTCGCGAGCAACTTCGCGAGCAGTGGGATTCCGCGCACCGCGGACCAGCCAAGGCGGGCCGCACCGCGGTCATGAGTCACGGGCTGCATGCCGACACGCTGGGTGCAAGCCTGGAAAGCAACCAATACGCCGAATTGAGAACCCAGGCACTGCTCGAAATCTGCAGGGTCTTTAACATGCCGCCGCACAAAGTGCAGGAACTTGGCAGAGCTACCTGGGGCAACATTGAGTCAGAGAACATCTCGTTTGTGCAGACAACGATCCTGCCGTGGCTTCGCAGGATCGAGGGTGCTATCTCTCGCGATCTGCTGCCAGATGACGAAACCTATTTTGCTGAGTTTGTTGTCGAGGGCCTGCTGCGAGGTGACACGATGACACGCTACAGCGCGTACCAGATTGGCTTGAACGGTGGCTGGCTGACTCCCAATGAGATTCGTCGCATGGAGAATCTCGGTCCTCTCCCAGAAGACGAGCTTCCAGAGGAGCCGCCAGAGCCACAGCCTGAGCCACCAGAGCCCCAGCAACCAGAGGACGATTCCGATGCCGTGGATGATTCAGAAGAGTGATCAATGCCCCGCTGCGCGTCCCTACGCGGTCATCAAGGAAAGCGATGGCAGTGTTGAAGGATGCCATGAGTCGCAAGAGGCTGCGGAAAAGCAAGTCGCCGCACTCTACTCCGCAGAAGGCGAAGAGTCGCGCAAGTATGAGGACATCAACTTTACGCCGCCGGAAGGCGTTCGCCGAGAAGCGAAAAAAGGGTTGGCTTGGCGAGAGGAACATGGACGCGGTGGAACCGCGGTGGGAGTCGCAAGAGCGCGTGACCTCAGCAACGGAACCAGCATCAGCCCGTCAACAGCCAAGCGAATGAAGTCTTATTTTGCTCGACATGAAGTAGACAAGCAAGGCGAGGGTTGGAGCCCCGGAGAGGAAGGGTGGCCTAGCGCGGGGCGAATTGCCTGGTCCCTTTGGGGGGGTACTCCAGGGCAACGGTGGGCAAACAAGCTTGTTCGCCAAATGGATGCAGAAGACAATAGGAGTGCTGACATGAGCATGGAACGTCGCGATTTTGAGTATGCCGATGAAGATAAGCTCGTTGTCGAGCAGCGGTCTGACGGCACTTATGTCATCAGAGGCTATGCGGTCATGTATAATCGTCTGTCCGTTCCTCTCGGTGGATTCCGAGAACGCATCATGCCGGGGGCGTTTGACGAGGTTCTCAAGCGATCAGAGGATCGCGTCGATCTTGTCAGCTACTTTAACCATGATGCCAACATCATGCTTGGCAGGGAGTCGAGCGGAACGCTGCGAGTATGGTCCGATGATCGCGGTGTTGGCTTTGAGGTAAACCCTCCGAAGAGCCGCGAGGATATTCTTGAGTTGGTTTCTCGTGGCGACGTTAAGGGGGCGAGTTTCACGTTCCAGCTACGCGGACCAAATAGCGAAACCTGGGTCGAGGAAGACGGCATGCCGATCCGCGAAGTGCGGTCTGCCAGCATATATGAACTCGGCCCTGTCGTTCAGCCCGCATACCTCGAGACTTCTGTCTCTGTAGCAAAGCGAAGTCTTGAGGCGTGGATGGCGCGGCAGGATGTGCCAGAAGTGCAGGAGCGGGCGGGATTCCCGTCTGTTCTCGCAAAGATCAAGGCTGCAATCCTTCGGAGCCTCTAAGTGGATTCAGGAAGCGTATGCAACAAGTGCGGGCGCGGTCGCATGCGGACTATCAGCAGTCGGCAAGCAGGCGAACGCATGCAGTTGCGATACTTGGCGTGTAGCTACTGTAGCAATCGCTGTAAGAGCCTTGTTCCAGCGTCATCTGTGTGGCGACGTTCTACGATAGAACCGCAACGCTCTGCGAAATAGCTGTCGGCGTATACGGTGTCTGAAGGAATGGATTCCCACCGCTCACACCGGAGTGCCACGGATGGCTAACAAAATTAAAGAACTGCAGGAACGTGCGGTCGCTGTGGCCGCGGAGCTTGAGGAACTGCACCAGATCGAGGATCGGTCTGAGGAGCAGAACGAGAAGCTTGAGCGTCTGACTCGCGAAGCTGACAGCATCGTGCCAGAGCTTCAGCATGAGAAGGCGATTGCTGATCGCATCTCGGCTATCCGCGCTGCATCGCAAGCCGCTGCCGCTCCCGTCGAGGTTGCTGTGGCTGACAAGCCCGCCAAGAAGCAGGCTGCTCGATACAGCAAGCTCCGCGGTTTCCG